GCGTGAAGTAGAACGCCGCGCCGTACTTGTAGTGCCCGAAGCCGAACGCGCGGTAGCCCCACACCACGAGCGCCCACACCGCCACGAGGCAGACGAGGTCCGCCGCCATCAGCAGCAGAACCCGCAGGCCACCCGGCCAGACGCGCGCAGTCGGACGAGGCGCCGTTCCAGCACTCATTCAAACTCCCCGAGCACAATCTTGCCGATCTCGCCGTTAAGGGATTCAAGTCGCCCGTTGTCCCTGTCGAACCAGAGCCTCAGCCGCACGTCGAGAGTCTTCTTCGCATCACCCACCGTCACGGGGATGGCGAAGTCCGCCCGCACGAACCCCGCGTTGACGTCATCCTCGAACACGAACACGGTGGACGATGCGCCCGTCACCGTGAAGTCTCCGATCGTGCCCGCCAGAACGGCCTTTCCGTCCTCCGACACCGACACGCGGAAAGCGGGATCCGCATCCGCAAACGCCACCGTCCACAGATTTGACGTGAGAGGTTGCGCCGCAACCGCAAACTGCCACTCGCCCACGAACTTGTCGGCGTTTGCGGAAACCAACGGATCCACGTAGGCACCGGACGCGTCCTTCCCGAAGGGCGAACGCTGCGCCCAGACCTCGTACTCCGTGCCGTAGGACGGCGTGAAGACGCCGTAGGACACGAAGTCCGTCGAAGTCGAATCGCCTGGAACCGTGAACAGCAACGTGTCCTCCCCGTCGGACGTGGCGAGTTCGGCCGTGTACGAGCCGTCTTCGTTCACAATCCAGCCGCGTCCTGTCAGCGTATACGTTCCCTTTGCGGTCACGACCTTCGCCGACAGGTCGGCGTCCGACCGGGCGGTAAGCGTGAACGTCCCGCGGTTGTCAAGGGCGAGTGGGTCGGACGAATCCGGATTCACACCGATGAATCCGTTGAACGTGCCGATACAGGCGTCTGGTACGTAGACGGCGACCTTGAACGAACGCGTGAACTTCTGGCTCTTGGCGGACGTGACGGTCACTTTCACCGTGAACGTGCCCACGCGCGTTGGCGTGCCGGTGATGCAGCTGGCGTATGGCAGTCATCATGTGTACTTTGTGGCGAGCCGTGGAACTACACCGACACTGAATGTCGGCGCACACTCTATTACGTGGGAGCGGACGAGTGACACGTTCTATAAGGACTATGAGGTGAATGTGGTGGCGACATCGAACGGCAACAGGGCAGTGACTCTGGAGCGTGTGGTGACGAAACTGAGGCTGACGTTCACGGATGCTATTCCTGATAATGCAGCAACTATCAACATTACGCCTGCGACTTGGTATAAAGGGCTGGACTACGTGACGGGTGAGCCGTGCGCGGTGGCGGAGAACCAGACGACAACTATAAATATTCCATCGACGAGTATCGGTCAGACGGGTGTGCAGGCTTCGATGTTTAGTATATCGACGGCTACGGAATGGACTACGAACGTGACGATTAGCAGTAAGACGTCTGCGGATGCGATTCTTGGTACGGCTACGCTGACGGCTGTTCCCTTGAAGGCTAACCGTGTGAGTGACTACAGCGGGCCGCTTTTTAGTGCCGGCGGCAGTATGTCGCTGTCGCTAAATGGTGAGTGGATGGATAGCTACGAAGGTACGTGGTGATGTCTATGCGTCGCAACTATCAACGTGAGCAATTCATCTTTGCCTTGGTGATGACCGCCTTCTGGGTCTTCATTGGCTGGCTGATGGGGATATTGTAAACACAAAAAAGGGAGCCCGTTTGGACTCTCTTTTATATTTATCGCCGTAGTTCATGGTTCATATCTCCTTTGTGCATTTCTTGGTTCATATGTGCCATGAGTGCCTGAAGGTCTTCTGCATCTTCATCGCTGATGGGTGGTTCATCGTCGATGTCATCTTCATTTTCGAATATCTGAGGGAATATGTCGGCAACGGTCTTTCCTTTCGGGTCGCGCATGGCGTAAATGGCAGCGTATGCACATTCAGCCATCAGTTGATGCTTCAGCCGGTCGCGCTTGCGGTAGCCCATGACGATGAGCTGAATCTCCCACAGCCGCAGATCATACAGGAACTCGTGGCGGTTGTAGCCTATCTCGCCCACGACTAATTGGTACCAGTCGTAGGCGGATTCACGTTTTTTCTTTTCTTTCCTTTCTCCTTGTTGGCGGCTTTCAGTTTGTTGCCAACTGGCTTTGGAATCTGGAGCCAGTCAACACGTAGCAGCATGATGGTCTTTGCCATTTCCTGCGTCTGCTCACGAGTGCTGTAGAAATATAGGTCTTTCACTGTGATAGGTGCATCCTCGCCGCGTGCTTCGTAGGCAGCGATGATGGCCGACAGCGACAGCTTCACGTAGTCATCGTCGGTAGCCTTCGGCATACCGAAGGTAGTATTGCCCTCCTCGTCGGTGAGGGGCTGGGGATTGAACACGGTGATGTCCTTCTCGTGGTTTGTCAATTCACCGAACATCACTTCTGTACGGACGCAGTAGCGCATGAAGACATCCACGACCTCTTCCTGGCCGTCGGCATTCATGCGTGTCAGTTGGATAGTTCTTTCTGGGTTCATTTTCTTCTGGGATTAGTTGGTAAAAAGCCACAAAAATGCGACTGAAATGCAAGAAAAACCGCCCGTCTGCTCATGTACCACATGAGACAGGCGAGCGGCCTTGATAGTTTATGCGCCAACGGTGTAGTCGCCGTAGCCCGACAGCTGGGTGTCGTAGATGGCCACCTGGCGGTTGGCTGCATTGATAGCGAGTGAGGTGATGCGAGCCCGACCGCTGGCAATGATGCTTCCCTTTGTGCGCTGGTTGGCACCAGAGACGTTTGCAATTTGCCAGTAGAGCAGGTCGCTGGCTTCGTAATATTCCATCAGCGATGCGAGCGTCTGACCGTCCACACTTGACGTGATGGTCTCGTTAGAAGCCACAAGAGCATTGCTGCTGATGTCATAGGTGTAGCCAGTGGGTTCTTGTACGTCAAATGTCCCTGGAGTATCCTTGGTTGTCGCTGATTCGAGGCTCAGGCTGACATGGAGGGACAACGTTTTCGCACCGGCCACAACGAGCGCAGGATTGCTGGTGTCGCTGAGGAACAGGCGGACAAACTGACCCTTGGTGTAACTGCCAGCAGCGATGATGTCGGTGCTGGGTGTGGTCGTCAGCTTCTCCAATGCGGAAGTTCCTGTGAATTGGAGTGACTTAGCCGAGTTAGTCCTGTCATCGAAGGTCAGAGTTAAATCGTTAAGATATGCCTGACCTCTGCGAGCGTAGCCGGCACTTTCAATGCCCTGGTTGTCGGTGGTCGAGGTCTCGTCCCACATCAGCGTGAACGGAGTCATCGACTTGATGGCGGTGAGCATAGCGCCGGCATCGACCACGTTCAGCGACTCAACACTGACAGACCATGCGTTGCTGGTGACTTCTGGCTTTGCGCTGCCGCCAACATCGTCTTTTGTTGACGCGTCGTCAGTGTTGGCCGTCATGTTCACCGTGCATGAGGTGCTCATTCCTATGCACTTGAACTTGGTCGCGATGGTATCGTATATCAGAATACGAAAGTTTTGACTTTTTAATCTCATAATCGTAAAGTTTTAAGGTTTATTTCACGATGTCAACTCGAATAGTGTAGGCACTGCCGTCACCCTTGCGACCAACTGCACCGACGCAATACTTGCAATCGGCTGGGATGTTGTCAACCAGTTCAGACAGAGCCTCACGGGTTGGTGCTTCAAGAATGGCGGTGCCGTTCTTCAGCAGGTCGTCATAGACGGTGGGCTGCTTGTCTTCTTTAGGGGATTCGACGGGTGAACCGTCGAGCACGGTTTCATTCTTCTTGCTCATCGTCGTATAGTCCGTTTTCAACGTCACACTGATAGCTTACGGTCGAGTGATAGCAGGGCTTCATCCAGTCCCACGCCACGCCGTTGGTCTGCACGCTCTGAAGGTTCGGAATGTCCGCGCCCTGTGTGTACATCGACGTGATGTAGTTGTTGATGGCCTTGCGCACCATGCGGATGAGTTGCTTCACCTGCTTTGGGCTGGTTGCGTCAACTTCCACGCTGGCCTGCACTCTATCCTCTCCAGCCTCCCACACGTTGTCCTTCGTCTGCTGGTTGTTCGTCAGTCCGTCGTCAGTCACGATGATGCAAGGCAACGGGGTGTTGTCTTTCTCATCGGGACCTACTTCAAAGCATGTGGAAACGATGCGACCGCCAACGGCAGTCTTCAGCGTCTCGTCAGCCTGAAGAGCATCGTAGAAGAGTTTGTCGAGTTCAATGACCATTGCTATCTGTGCGATGTTGTGTTACTAAATGTTCATTACTTAGATTCCTCTCCCTCTGGGGAACCGTGGGCGGTCAACCTGTTGCTGTTGCATCGGAGCCGCCCACGGCAGGAACTATGCCCAGAAAGAAGAGAGCGAAGAGAGTTTAGTTGCCAATCTCGTTAGAAGATGCGGGCTCGATGAGCTTGATGAGCTTGAAGGCCTGGGGCTTGCCGGAGGTGTTGCCGTTGACCTTGCTTGACAGCTCAACGAGTGAGTAGTCAAGGCTCATGCCCATAGCGATGACGTTGCGGTCAAAGTTGGCGGATGATGTTCCGTCAATATTGAACTCGATGCCATCAGCGTAAACCTGCTCGTTCAGGTAGCCGAAGTGACCGATACCGATGTAGCGTACAGGAGTGTCGCCAACCTTGTCCTTGGTGGCAACGCCATTGGAGGCAATCGAGTAGTCGATGTACGGGCTGATGTGGTTGCGATAGCCTACGCAACGACCATCCTGTACGACGGTGCGGTTGGAGTCGGTGGTGCCGGGGATGAGCTTGATGAACTCAAGGTCAACCTCAGTGGTCTTGTCCATGATGACTTCGGGGTCGCCCTCAAAGCCGAGGTCGTACATCTTGGCAATCTCCTTCTTCAGGTTCTTACCGATGTTCTCGTCGAGAGTCAGCTCAACCACCTCTACCTGTGCGAACGGTGACTGCAACTTGTCGTACTCACCGTGAGCGTAGATATGGAGGGCGCGGAATATAGCCCAACCCTTCTGGAACTTGTAGGTCAAGAAGGCTACGATGTCGAAAGCGGCCTGAGCGACAGCACGACGGCTGACGGGCACGCTGGCAGCAACGCGCTTCGGAGATGTGGTGATGTGGGCAAAGTCGAGAGCCTGCTCATCCACCTTTGTCACCTCACCCTCGACGGTGAACTTCACGTCGTTGATAGAGTAAGGAATGACCTGAGTGCCGGTCACGCCAGTCACCATCACGAGGTCGTCGGGCAGTTCGATACCGGGCACCTTCGTGTCGATGATGGGCTTGATCTCGACGGGAATCAGACCGCCAGCCTGCAGGTTGGCGTTAGCGTTGTTATCGCCGCCTGGGTCATTGGCGATGGCGTTAGCCAGGATGGTTGTGGCATTGGCTGCACGACGGTTGGTGTAGCAGTCCTGAATCATCTCACGAATCTTGGCACCGTAGTCCTCACGCTCACGAATCTGATCCAGCTCCTTGCCGCTGGCCATAGCCTTTGAACGAGCCGACAGGCCAGACGACTCGCGGGTCAGCTTGTCGTACTCCATGTCTTCTGCACGCTGCTCGTTCTTCAACTGAGCCAGTTCGCGCTTCTGCTCCTCGGTGATGGTTCCCTTCTGCTCCTCAGAAGTCAGGGTGCGAATTTTCTCCTCACGCACGTTGGCGTTCTGGTCCAGAACATCAAGTCTGTCCATGATCTCGAGCTGGCGCTCGTTGATCTGTGCTTTTGTCATTTTTGCCATGATAAAAACGTTTTTATAGGGTTAATAATTAAGTGATTC